GCAGAAAACATTCGAGATAACCCTATCCCCATACCGGAAGTAATTGTATTTTTTTCTGAAAATACCATTTCCTCCTTTCCTGAGGGATAAAGTTTATATATTTCTAAGTACCCATTTGGGGAATAAGTGTCTTGATTTTTCATACTATTAATATATACTTCATTTCTTTTAAATTATATAAAATATAATGTCCAACTAATGGTTAAATTTTGGTAGTTACTAATTCCAGCACTTGATCCAGAATCTGAAGATTTAAGTATATTTGTTTGAAATACTTTTTTAGCAAATAATTTATATTTTATGTTTCCTGTAATATCAATAACAGAGGCGGGTAAATCTATGTCAGTAGGGGCTGTTAAAACATAAGTAGAAAAAAAGTTATACGGAGGAACATAATTATTTTCAAGCATTCTTTCTAAATCATATACCCACACACCCATTGAAGTAATACCCCCATAAAGGTCTATGAATGCTGCGTTTTCTTTTATTATTGAATGTCTAACTTTAATTTCACAGTTGCTAGATAAATTTACTGTTGAAAGCATTACTGAATTTGGTTGCTGTGCAACAGTATTATCTGAAAGAGATCTTCGTATGAATCCTCTAGGATCCATAACTTTTCTAGCATATGAATTATAAGTAGCACTAAGAGCAGTTGCAGAAATTATAGAGGATGCCACTAAAATGCCGGAAGGTGTTCCGTTATTGTATCTATATTGAATTTCTAAAGATGATGTTGTATCTGTGACACTTGATGGTCCGTAAGCATAGGATCCAATTGCAAGCACAGAAGATAAAGGTAAACTAGAGACATTCACACCAAATAAAGATGAAGGCAACGACCCATAAAAAGGAACCAAATTAATATTTTGCCCCTCCAACATATGTGGGTACTGTAAATCCGATGTTGAAAAGAACCCTTGAGAGAATTTAATTAAATTAGTATCAATTGGAGAGGGGGCTTCCGGCAAATATGGGTTAGCATTATATCCAGATGTTGTGGAAGTAACAACTTCCCCCCAATATGCAGACGAAAGAACATACCCAGCCCGTTCCCTACCAACCGCAGGTATCCCAGCAGATGCGTGGAGATTTTCTAAATAAGCTCTAGGATCTTTGCCAAAAGATAAAGATCTAATTGAAAAATTTGACGCATCGTAAATTGCAGGAGCCGTTGAATACCCGTCAGGAGGAATGGTCAACATAAAAGCAATCGTTTCCCCTGCACCATCTACAATCATATTGTCTTCAGAGTATACTAGCTCCTCCTGCCCACAATCTGATTCTCTGTATAATTCTAATCTTCCGCGTATCATCTTAATATATCTATACTTGTAAATTGTCCACCCGCAGCTTTGGTAAAAGTTCCAAACTCAGGGTGATATCTATATTCCATTCGACTTCCACCTTGTGCCTCAAAAGTACCACTAGTTGTTGAAGAAACTCTAGAAGCTAGATTTAAAGCCAAACTCTTAAAGAATCTAAATAAATCTTGAATCTCTTCCTCGGTATACCCAGAAGCATACTCGTGTAAAGTAGAATCTACCAAATTAACTTTATCTATTAAGATATAGCGTTCTGGATTTTGATCCATGAAAATTTCAATTATGTAGTTTTGATTTAATCTATGCACTTGTGTCCCGTTAGAATAATAATAGTTCGGAATACAAATAGGGGGATTATTAGTGTTAAAATTAATTTCTGCTATTTTAAATGAAGACTCAGTTAAATTTTCTAAAGAATAATTATTAACTTGCCCAGATTCCTGAGCGTAATAACAAGCAACTACCGACGAAGGTGGGGTTTCTTGTTGGTAATCAAAATTGTGTGCTAGCTCATTACGAATTTTATTTAAACCTTGCGTTGTAGTTAATGAACTAACAGCGGTTATTTTCCATTGATTCTGTGGAGTCCAAGACCAAACATATCCGTTTTCTACATCGGTATGAATCCAAACTTTTAAAGATCCTCCTCCATATTTGAGGCCCGTGGTTTGACCAACAAAGAATGGAATTTGTAATTTAAATTCATGCTCAGGAATTAACTTGCTTGGGGGGTTGTCATACGCGGATAGGTTAAACCTAATTCTAGGTAATCCGTTAGATTGTCCTACTGCCATTTTTATGATTCTATTATCGATGGCGTAATTGTCGGTGTCTTCTCTTTGGTTTATTGGGTCTATGTCAAATAGCGAGAAATAAGTCCCGTTTCCTGCGCCCGATGGAATTATTAGTTCCACACCACTAACCAAGGAAGCATTCCTAAATTCAAATCTGTTTAAGTAATAATCAGATGGAGAATTAGCAATAACCGTACCAGAAGCCGTGCCTAAATTACTAAATACCCCAGAACCATCCCCGTTCCCCAACCTTACTTCTGAATCAAAACTGGATGTAATTAACTGGGGATATGTTTCAAATGTGGCACCATTTATTTCGAAATTTCCGTTAAATAAAGCTGTTCCAAAAGTTTGTGCGAATATGTTAAATCCACCATCGTTTCTGTCGGAATTCCAGCTAAGAGTATGCAGCCCAAAGACTTTATCGTATATCAAATATAGCTTGTGCAGCCCCCTTCCAAATTCAAAATCAAAAAATTCATCAGCAGAATTTGGTCCTGCACTAGTGTTAGCTAAACTAACCACTAAATTCATGTAGTCTCCTGACGCAGAATAAGCAGATGCAAATGATTCTATTTGCAGGCTAGCTGATGCATCTGCATATGCTTTCTCTTCAATCTTTTTATGTATTAATGCAATTATTGGATCGCACTCACCTCTTGTAGAATAAGATATGGTATTTTTATCTACCACATGATGAGGGGGCATATTAAACCCACTTCGTGTAAACCACCCATCTTTGGGTAGGTTATTTCTGTAGTTTCTTCTCCTTAAAGTATTTCTATGTAAATTCGAAAAAGATGATCCCGTAGTAAATACAGTGTCGGTAAGAGAATCTACATCTTCTCTTTTAAAAATTCTACCCAAACTACTCATCTGCAATCCAACATTATTAAATCCAGCTAAAACAGATGATGCGGTTACTAAATCAAAGAGGGAATAAGTATTTGCTTGTTCGAAAGATTCTAGGAAGAACATTTCATCTTCCGTAGAAAGTCCTAGATCGATGTCGGGTATCGCGTGCGCGGGGCTGTAATCTATTACCGTTTTTAGTACGGCTTTTAACCCTTCAGAGCTTCCTATCAAGAATGAATATTTATCAAATTCAAACGAACTCGATTCTAGACTTAAATTAAATGTTGATGATTTACCATTCCAAATAGGCAGTATCTTTGTTTTTTGTTTATCAAAGTTGGAAAGAATATGAGTATAATTTGGAGGATATTGAGGGCTTAATGTAAAGAATAGGAAGTTATTTTTTAGACCAATATTAGTTACATTCTCTATGGTATTGTCTCTAATGTAATTTATAGTTTGTTCTGCCACAGATCTACTAACTGCCAAACAAACTAGACGCTCCTCAAAGTAACTCAACAAAGCATCACTTATCTTGCAGTATCTGTAATACTTTTCCAACTCCCAAGGAGGTATTTTATTATTAGGAACATCCCTGTAAGAGAAAACAAAATCAGGATCTTCTAAATTGAATCTAAGATTTGGGCTTATGTAAAAGTGATTGGGGAAAAGCCGTACTGCATCTTCTAGTATGCTATCAACTATGTATCTTATGTTGGTATCCATACTTTTCAAAGTATGATGCCGAATACCCAACTCTCCAGCCAACTGGGGTGTCCAACTCTCAAAGCTACTAACAAGAGGGGAATCCGTGGCTATGCAGTAGTAAAGTAGATTTGGAATATATGATTCGTATAACTCTTGTATTGATGCACTAAGATCTAATGAAGTTTGACCAAAAACAGAATTTAAGGCTAAATTAAGCCCCCGCTTGGTTCCTACAGATTTATAAATTTGGACAGCATTTTTAACCTGCTGCCTCCATTTCGAAGGATTGTTTCCGTACAAACTCCAACCAATGGTATAAGCTAAAAGAGGAAGTAATTCTTCAGGACATCTATTGATATCGTAAAGTAGGTTTAAATTTTCTACCTGATCATTTACATCATAAATACCCCAAGCTATGCTTTTTAGGAATTTATGGAAAGGCCCCGCTTTTTCAGTATTTATTGCATGCTCTGAGGTGGACTGGTAATAATCAAAATACTCTTTTATAATTGTATCTTTATCATCTGACCGTAATGGCGAGTATAGGATTTCTGTTATGGTGTTTAATTTATCTAATTGCTGAGTTCCACTTGTATATTTCCCAGTTCCGCTAAGGAACTCGCTTGGAACTAATTCTAATCGTTGGAACAAAGAACATACATTATAATTATACCACAAGAAAGTGTTCAATGCCTTCATGGCATCAGACAACATTATTGGTTTTCCGTTGTATGTTTTTTCTAAAAATAAATTTTTTACTGTTGCAGATGGTTGATAAACTAAATTAGAATCATATTGTTTATTTAATATGTACAACCAAGATAATTCATTTATCAAATAATCATGTGCGTCTGCCGCAGAATCAAGATCAAAAAGCTCGGTTGGCGAATTTAGCCTTATCGATGGGAGTAAGGTTGATTCTAAAAACTCAGAAAATAACGAACTATTTTCGTAATTTTTTAATGACTGTTGTGAAGGGTATAGAATCCTAGATTCAAAATCGTATGGAGTGATTTCAGTTAATCTATTTTGTTTTATGAAATACTGGGATGCTCCTGATAGTGACCCAAAGGAAGACCCCTCTGTTGTGCCGGAAACATTGAAAATACTATTAAAGTAATTAGCTACATTAATGTGGGATTTTATTACTTTATCATAAATAGAAACTTCATACCCAGAAGTAGTAATATCAGCTTCTTTGTAAACTGTAGGAGTAAGTAACTCTAGAACATCTACATAGTTTCTCCGATAATACTTCTTGTCTTGTCCGGTTATGAAATTAATACTGTTCATCAAACACCTACTATGTTAATTGTAAAATTGTTTAGTTGGATAATCTCATTAAAATCAACGACAACATCAGAGTCTAGATTATCTACTGTAGCATACCTCACTTCAGGCAAAGTAAACACGGCTCTATTTAATTCAGAGATGTTTAGGGGTTTTCCAAAATCAAAATTATCTACATTGAAGAATCTTAACAATCTATCTCTAACTTTTGCCTTTATCTGCTCTTCTCTAGGCAACAAGTACTTATCAACACGAACTGTCATGACTAAATCCAAAGTTCTTACAACACCGTCTACGATTACAACTTCGTCGGTGATCATTTTCTTATCTTGTATTGCCTCTAATAACTGTTTTTTATATTCTACAGTCGCCTGTTGCAACTGAATATTAGAAGCTACTTGTAATAGATAAATATCGATTATGTTTGCTGAACTGTATGCGTCCCGCACTATAGCACGCGCCTTTCCTGTTGCACCTACAGAATTTGCATATTGATTTGCAAAATTAGAATAGTCATTTATCGTTACCAATCTGTTTTGAGATCTGAAAACCAATGGAGCATATCTTTTGGCTTTTTCAACATCCTCCGCATCCCTACCCCCCACGGCTACTGAAGTGTTTTCTAATATTCCTGATTTAGCGTTTGAATCGTCATCTTCTCCACTGATAGGGACATTTATTACATCGGAAAGAATATTTCCTCTACTTCCACCACCAACCCTATATGTTATGAAATAATCGGTATTTGTCGCCACAGGCTTTCCAGAAATACCATCCCCGAATAAAAGCGTGGCCCCGTAATTTTCAGTTTTTATGACTTCGAAAACTTGATCTGTAGACCCTGAAGTAAAGAATAGACTGTCTATTTCATTCCACGCTTGCCCAGTAGAATTTGGAGGAGTCAAAAATATTGAAACACTTTTTTCTACAACAGGGCTAGCATTTAATACTATGGTTTTTGATACATCTGTTGTTTCCACCGTGCCTGCTTCAGAAACTAAGGCACCCTCTAACAAAACCAAATTTTCCCAAACTAATCCCAAGGCCCCATTAGATTCTGAGTTTTCTAAGGATATTGAACCATCACTAGTGGCATCTGATATTTGACCATTGCTTGTTTTGTACAAAGTAAATGTGACGGGATTGCCATCTTCTGGAGAATTTATAGTTACTACTCTTGACCCTATAGGTATGGTAAGGCCACCTACCCCAGAAGAATCTAATGTAATTTTGGCATTGCAGGCGGATGATATAGGGCCTTTTAATTTGATGCCTAATAATTCTAAAATTTTACCAACATTGATTCTATTTCTAGCAGTGCTCAAATAGTTTTCATTCGCCAACATATCGGCCTTCATGGACATGACCGCACCCATGTACGCGACCAACTCTATCAACATTACCCCCAAATCTGATTCTATGAAGTTTTGATAATCAAGAGGGTATGCTGCTTGGATATATGCAATCAAAGCTCTTCTTAATGAATCAAAGTCCGTAGCTGCATAATCGATAATTTCTGGTTTTGCCAGAGCGTCAAATTGTGCAAGCTTTAAAAAATCTGATTCTACTCTTCCATTAAATGCCATAATTATTCTCCAACTTTAACCGTAACATCAAATGTTTGATTCTCGTCATCGCGTAATTTGACTGTTAATTGAATTACGATGCCGGGGATTCCAGTATAATTTAGTTCGGACGATTCACTGACGCGAAGACCTACAACTTGCACATAAGGAGCATACTTATTTAAAGTAAATAAAATTTCATCTTTTATTTCCGAAAATGTAATAGAG